CGGAGGGTATGTACTGGTCTTTCCATTCGACACTTTCATACAAAGTTATGCACTCACGCTTATTATCCGATAATTTATGCCCAATAACACGCTCTAATTTTTTTTCGTTACGAAAATCACCAACCCGCAAATCTTTACTTGAAGGACATTCCGGTATAACTATTTCCTCTTCTTTATTTTCTTGATTATTTACCTCCGGTAGAGCCGGCTCAGGTATTTCGGGTGTTTGGTCGTTAGTTAAAGGTTCCTCAACCATAATTAAATTTTCCGGCGTGTAATCTAAAGGAAAAAAACTAGGAAACGGAAAGTCGCACGTTGTAAAAACTCCGTTAGGGTCGTCTAATAATAAGTTTCTATTACCGGTATTTTTTATATCCCTATGTTGGTAAGTACAACCTATAACATCTATATCTAAATTTTTTACCGAATGATTAATATAGGGCGTATAGATAGGAACTATATCCGGTATATATATATCCGGAATAGAAATATCTTTTATCTCCAATTATTTAGTATCTAAAGGGGTCGGAATAGCTAAACCAGTAGTTTTTGGCATTTTTTGGTCAATAATATCGGGGACGGTCGGCTTAAGATTAGAAAGAACTTCATTAATCATTCTTGCCTTGAATTGCTCAGATGTGACGTATTTATATCCAAAATATCCCCCTCCTAACATTGACGCTGATATTATAAAACTTAAAATAGACAATATTTGTGAAATTTTCGCCATGATAAAATTTGGGATATTAAAAGCAATTTCTTTTTCAAGTGTGCTTGTATTACTGCTTATTGTAGCTCTATCTCCTCTCTACGTCACTATGGGGATAATGACTAGACAAATGCAAGAAAAGGTTAATTAGTCAGCAGCTTCGGCTGTGTTGGTCTTAGCCCATTCAAGATATTCTTGATAGTCGGTATTTGCTTCGACAAATGGAATATTACAAACAATCTCACTATCAATTTTTTTGAATACTGAAGTTGTTTTTTCAGAAATAATTTCTTTACAAAGTTTATAAGAAATAGTCATAGCTTAAAGTTCCGCACTAAATAAAAATATAGCTTGATATATAGATTGAGGTTCATGTCTATATACTCTATATTGTGTTATATTATCAAACCCACCTAATTGCATAGGTACACTTAGTTCATTACCACTGTAAGATGTTACGGATGGTGTAGATGTTGAAGTATCAGAAATACCTATCATGTCTCCAAACATATAAGTAAGATTAGTCGAACCATCTGCTGCTATTTTTGAGACAGTTGGTGTAGTTCTCATTTCACAAAATAAAGAAGTCCTCATATTCATAGTAGTGCTACTAGCAGCAACACCATATGTTGCTATATTTTTTTGACAATACCTCTGACATAAAGCGAGCTCATCTCCTTTGTTTCTTGGTTGTTCAAAAGCACTTGCTACTGCACCATATTCTATTTGTACATTGGCAATATTTAATTCCCAAGCAGTATTACCAGTATTAGACCCTTGACCTATAATAAATTGGATAAAACTTGTATTATCTGTAGTTCCAAGTGTTTTACCTGATAAGCTACTTGTTGTTAAATTCCATTGAAAACGCTGCCAACTTGTTGTTGCAACAAAACTTTCCGCACTATTTGAACCACCCCAATAAACTTCGGTTGCATTAGATGGACTACCACCCGTGCCATAATTGTGAACTAAACGTACATTAAATCCACCACTAGGTTTTGCACTTACATATTTTGCATCAAATGATATTGTTATCTGCTGTGAATTAAATTTAGTAACATCTTCAATTCTTTGTTCCATCCAAGAAAAATCGTTTCCACTAGATGTTAATTTTGCATAATATTGTGAACCTGATCTTTGTTCTCCCATAGCAAAAGCTACTTGTTGAAAACTGGTTGTTGCTCCTGATTGATTTACATACCAACGATCTGGCCCACCATATCCGTTCCCTGTATATGCGGTAGTTCCATTTCTTTGAGAAATAGAAAAATTGCCATTTATAACGTGATTTCTTCTGCCAAAGTCAGACAAATTAGCACTACAAGTTCCATCAGTATTGTTGACAGTAATAGCAGCAGTACTAGCTCCTACCCCTTTTATCGAATTTACCTTGATCTCTG